GGAACTGATCAGTTGAACTACTGCAATTCTTTCGGGAGTGTTGGTCACCTTGTTGTCGATGGTGTTTATCAAAACACCAAAGGCAGTCCGGATTGCTACTTGATCAGGGGCGCTCAAGTTATTGATCATGATCTCCGCATAATCCAAAGCTTCTTGGATTGTGGGACGTGAACCAAACAGGTTATTGCGGAAGGGTGTTACTGGGTTTGTCATTGCGTTCTCTCTTCTTTCTAAGGTTGTATCTAATCGGCCGATTAGATGGATTAGATTATAGCACTAATTTTTTATCTTGTACAAAGATTTTACTTTTAGTTCTTTTTTGATTGCGTCTTCTAATCTTTCCCTCAACATATGAAAATTAGCATCGGTTAAAGCTTCGAGGAACACGGCACAAATTGCAAGGCCATCCCAACGACATTGAGTGGAAATCGACAAGGCTAAATTGACAAGCTCTTGATCGGTTGGTTGATTGTCCGTTTCAAAATCTAAATCCGCACCAATGAAATACAGGGTCCGGCCATCCTTCAACTGGATATAGCAAAACGGGTGATCATCGGGATCAGCGGGATCGTCAGCATACGTTGCGCCTTCCAATTCTTCGGCAGAAATGTAAAGGTCATCGTCTAGCGTGTCGTAATTGCTGAAAGTCCGCGAAGCAGGAACAGACATTCCCTCTTCAGCCAAATCAGCGCGCATGGAAATATTGGTTTTCATCTCTATCCTTTCTGTTGTGGAGATCACAGTATAACACAGCGCCAGCACTTTGCAACAAATAAAACAAAAAAAGATCAGCGGGCCCACCCACCCCCGCCACCACCACCATTCAAGGGAAAAAATCAAAGAAAACAAAACCGGCTGCAGAGAAAAAACCCGCGCGCCTAACGGCGCGCGGGCCATGGGCCGTGGCCCATGGAGCAAGGCCCAAGGGCCAAGCGCCACGTTCAAGGGGGAATGCGTCAGGGGCCAAGGGCCTAGTTTATAGGGTTTTCTTTACCACCCGCGGTTATGCCGTTTTGTTATATCCGCCCAATGAAAAACCCGCGGTTATGCGGGTTTTATATATCAGTTAAGCGGAGAGCAATTCTAAGGCCCTATTTTTCAAAGCCGCACCGGTTCCAAAAAATGCGGATTCCATGCGGGTATTGTCGGAGCGCCCGCGCTCATGATCGACTAATTCAGTAACAGCATTCAGGGCCGCCCATCGCGTGCCGGCCACGCCCACAATGTCGGAACCGATAGCGCGCCCGTTGAATAGTTCAATGATTCGCTTAAATGCGCGACTGTCTTTAATCTCAATTTTGCCGGTGTGGTAAGGCTTCAATAATTCAGTAACGAACGCGTCGCATTCTTCGCCCGTCATTGTCTCACCCGCCAATTTGCGGGATTGCACTAAAAAGCGCTCCCATTGGTTGGCCACGATGCCAAGCTGCAGCCGGACATCGTCCGCATTGAATCGCTCACTGTGCAAAACCCTGATTTGTGCTTCGCTGTTATTGACGGCCGCCGTAATTGTGTTATTGCATACCACGCGCACACTGGTAAATTTTGCAATGGTGGCCATTGTGCCGTCGTATGACGTGCCAAGCAAAACATAAGGGCGCACTGTGTCACCTTCCACAATATCGGCCCCGTCGCTCACTTTAGCTAGGGCCCAGATCCTCCGGCCATAACTTAACGCGCCGGCCGTTTCCATGGTGAACCCGCCGAGATCCACAAGCTTACTAAAAAACCCCATTACTTCGGCCGGCTGCACTACGTTGTAACCTTGCGAGACTACAGCTAACGGCGCGCCGGTGTCGCTACGGTGTAGCACTTTGCGATCAGGCCATGCTTGCGGAGCACTGGTGGCCGGTGTGTTAAATAAAACGGGGCTTTCTAATACGTCATAAGCTAGGCCGGCCTGTTGTGTCCATTCCTGAATTGTCGCGCCCGCTGTTAGCTGTTGGCCTAATTTGTGCCATGGTGCAAGGCCTGAATATGCAATTGCTGCATTACCTGTTGTTGTGTCAATCATGTGTGCCATATCTATCCTTTCTGGGTTAATAAAAACCGGTTTTTTGTGCCGGTGCTTGAATTATACATACTTTTTACACTTTGTACAATTTATTTACAATTATTTTCAAATTATCCGTAATTGTCCAAAAACCACCACACTAAAACCAAAATAACGATTAGTCCAATTATCACGGGGCCCCCAATTCTAGGCCGACATCGCCCGCGATATGGTGGCGCAAAAAGGAACCATGCGGAAGAGTCCGCACAAATTCGCGAAGCGCTGCAGCATCATTAGCCGCGCCGTTTTTTCTCGTGTTGTGCCATTGAATAGCCGTCGGGCCGCTCGCAGCATAGCAGCCGCCGGCCGCATCAGTTCCAACTTTCTTTTTTCCGGTGCCATGCGCAACAAATACAACGACAAAATCACGCGCACCACGTGCGCACAATGGCCGGCCGCCGCCGCACTGTTGGCAGCTGAAATTGTCGGCCAATTCTGCGGGACAACGGGCAAATTGTACGCCGTGGATTTTACGCGGCCACTGATCGGCCGATTCTAGGGGCGCAGCATATACAGCGGGCCGGCCTAATTCTACGGCGCGCACTGCTTCGGCCGTTGTGTCACAGCTCGCATTTATAACTGTTTTATTTGGCTGAGGGAGCGGGAGGGCTTCGGCCGCAAAATGCGAATATGTCCAAGCTTGGCCACCACGCGGGACGCTATCAAAAACGGCAGCTAAATAATCGCTGTCTATTTGTGATGTGCCGGTTTCACTTTTTGGGTGAAGGCTGCAACTTGTCGGGCACGTGCCATAGGTTTCATGTTCGCCGCTGCGATAAGTAACTGCTATTGGGCCGGTTTTGCTGTTCGCGCTGATTCTGACTGTTTTTAACATTTCTCTATCCTTTCTGTTGATGAAGGCCCTAGTATATCAACTTTTACGGCCTTTTGTGTGTGATATTTTTTTGTTTTTTTCTGTCTTCTAACAATTAAGGGCATGCTGTTTTCGTCCCATGGCATAACCAAAAAGGGCAAGTCATCGGCCGACATAACGCGCATAAAGTCACGAGCGCGAACAAGCGAAGGGAAAGAGCGAACGACATTAGTCGAATCGGGAAAGCAAACATCATATTTATAAATTGGCATTTTTCTATCCTTTCTGGGTTAATCGTCGCGGTCGGTGTTGAACTCAACGCGCGGATATTCGTCTTCAACAAAGCTATCGTCAACATGAGCAAGCCCTAAACGGGTGCCGGCATCCCAAATTATGATGGGCAAATCTTGCGGCAAATCAGCGAGCGCAGCCATTAATTCAGACACTTTCATTTTGTATTCTCCTTGGCAAATTGCATCGCGGCATACCATACTTCCTTAGCATCGCAAATTGACGTATACACGTCAGACATTGAATCGTAAAACTCTCGGCTGCTGCGCTTTTCACTGTCAGCAATTAAAAAGCGAATGACATCTTCGCGATCAGCAATTGCTACACAACTCAAATATGCTTCAACAAACGCCTGCTCTTCAACAGTTAGGCTGCGCGGTACTTTTTCTTCAACTGAATAAACTTCCCACTCTGCATAATCGTCTTTTTTGCAATCTTCTAACCCAAGGGCCTTGGCTTTTTCCGTGGCTTGGTCAAAATCTTTAGCTTGCACAGTCGCATGGTAATACTGGTAATAGCTCATTGACACGTTATACGTCTTCATCTTCTATCCTTTCTAAACACCGGATCAGGCACCGGCATCGCCAGTATAGCAAGGTTTTTGTACCTTGCAACACTTATTTACATTTATTTTACTAAACCTAGGGTTTCCTCTAGTTCCCCCCAAGGCATGCCACGCGAAGGCCAACAGCGAAAGGGTTCAAGCTTTATGCCCTCTGCAGCCAATTTCATAGCATCGCTCCCCTGATATAAGCGAATGGTCGAGGGGCGTAGTGTATTACCGGCATCGAGAACAAGAATGTAGCAAGGCCTATCCTTGGCAGCATGCCGAGTCATGAAAGAAATTTGATGTGGACGCAGCCCAACTTTTAAGCCCTTGGCCACCACTTTCAATTCCATCAAAACAAAACATTCCCCGACACCCACCAACATGTCAGGAATGCCAAGGTTGATACGATTCTCAATGCGCTCAACAGAGCAATTGACAAGGCCGGCTTTCACCCTAGCCGAAAAGCGCGCTTCAGGTGTCATCTGATCCCCCCAAACCTCGCTCAAAGATGTCAAGCGGAGGCTGCTCCACTCCCGCGTCGAACTCGGGATCCTTTTCTCTTGCTGCACTTTCAATCACCACTCCCGTGTCCGCATCGATCAAGGCAGTGGGTGGAGGCCCACCATACAGCTTTTTAAGCTCATCAAGCTTACGCTGCACCTCTTCCTTGCTCATGCTATCAATTGTGCCGTGGCGGATCTCTTTGCGCTCCACATAGATCGTTCCCAAAGCTTGGCCCCTACGATACTCTGCTTGGACGGCTGCTGCAAATGCACCGGCATCAAGGGCTTTATCGCGAATGATCTGCAAATCGCGCATGTGGCGCTCATAGGACGTGTTGTATTTGGACGCCAAGTCAGCACGATAGGCCTGAATGGCCGCTACAACGTGCGGATTGATGTCAGGGTGGGTAAGCTTCCATGCCATGACAGAAGCGCTGGTGGCCTTGTATCCGGCCCTTATGGCAGCCTCTTTCATGGTTACCCGCCCATCCCCACTCACAAGCTCGGTGACAAAGGTCCATTCCTTGGCTGTTAGCTTGCGACGCTGCTGCCGCAGCGGGGCCACTTCGGTTGACATTCTTTTCTGTGCCTTGTCAGGCATGACAGGGGGAACATTCCAAACGTCTTTCTTGGCCATTAGCTGATTCTCCACAAACGCCAACCATCGTCCACCTTGC